GTTTTAATGGACATAGGATTTCTTGCCGAACCATTTTCAGGAATAGAATATTTGATTCGAGCATCATCGACCGGACTGGTGTATTCAAGCTCAATACCATCATACCCTTTATCAACCCGGTTCGAATAAGACCGTTTTTCAGATTTTGGAACTTTGTTGCGGTGATTAAAAAGCAAAACCGCATTAGGCTGTGGCTTTTCAAATTTTAATCGCAGCTTAGATCCGAGCCGGTATGTTTCACAAAAGCATGCACTCGCGATCATTCCGGCAATTTCTTCAAACGATAAATTATTGTCATCCAGGGTATAACTAAACTCACTCGCTTTCGTTGAACCAAAATAGCTATTCACTTCCTGCTCTACTGCCAGGATTTGACTGGTATCAATTTCGTAAGCACTTCTGCGGCCGTTTTTGCTATCCAGAGCAAGATAAATCAAGGCTTGTGCAGCTGACTTGGTCGGCATCAGTGCGCCAGTCCCGTTGACCGGTAGTTTACGTGTCACCAGCATATTCAATTTGCGCTCTTTCAAGGATAGAGCACCTTCAGTACCGAGTGTTTTAGAGCGAACAATCGTGACATCACCATAGTTCAAAACCTTACTTTTCGATGTCGCATACACATCCTTGATTTTGGTTAAGTCTTGGGTTTTGTCATTTTTTGTCGGTGTCGTTCGAGCGATCCGGAACCGTACACGACCGGGTGTATTCAAATGAATCCTCCGGGTTGTTCCAAATGGGCTTTTTGAACTGTTTGTAATCATGAACTGCTGTGAATAAATTTGGCCGGCTGGCTGATTGCTGCTGTTAATATACTGATACTCGACTTGTACAGTCATGCTTTCTTCCCAGACCCCTCCTTTAGAGTCCTGATAGAACAATCCGTTTTGGTAAAACAGATTAAAAACCAGTTCTTCAGTATTTTCCAAGTCAAGGCTATACCACCCTACCCAGCTATTATTTAACTTATCCAGTCGAATCACTAAAGCATGACCTTGCGTATTTTGACCAGGTAAAAAATTAACTTTCGCCCAATCGCTATTCAGTAAATCGGGATTAATTAATTTAATCTCATTGGATGTTACCGACTCGACAATGTAGGTGCCGTTCAAATTAATTGAACTTGTATTACCAGTAAAGACAATGCCCACAACATCAGTATAGTTTTTATCGATATATTCCCATTTTGGATTTACAGATAGCGCATCTTCCAGGAATATCGTATAAAGGAATCTACCCGAAAATGGGTTTTTAACTATATTTGATACTTTATAACGCCCGGATAAATCATAAAGGGTATCAATATAAGTGGGCTCTGTTTCCGGTGGTACTGCTGCGACCTCTGTCGTAACTTTAATCAAAGCGCCAGACAGATTAATCTCCTTGTAATTATTCACACTCGCAATATCTGTTGATGAAATGACAATCAACTCTTTATTTGCCGTAAATGTGGTATCTGCTGCTATGTAGATATCTTTATTAAGAAATTCAGCACCGTAAATACCGATTGAATCATTCGGATCAAACAGCTCATCCAGATTAATACTTGATGATGTAGTCTTGATTAAACCCGGGAACTGAAAATAAAGTTCTGCCGATTCCACTTTTTGATCATTCGGCACATTTAATGTCTGCCCATTAATGGATTTTGATTTAATTGAAAAAGATGGAGCTTCAGTAAATGGTGCCCCAACCTGATAAATGGGTGTGCCGATAATGCTGGTGTGAGGATCATAGACAGAAACCGCCATGTCAGAAATATCATTGATATTGGTTTGATCATCCTTGACATCATGAACCTGCACATAGCCTCGGGTACATAACATTAAGCACTCTTCAATTTCCTTGTTATTGGCATCGTAATAGGTCATTGGTGCTGCAATTAAATCCGGTACCGCACGCAATTGCCCAAAGATTTCAGGAATTCGACCACCTAACCGAGCTTGGTTCTGACGCGATGCCAGATCATTATTGGCTGACTGTGGTGCAGAAACTTGCGGTTTCGGCATAGTCATATAAGTATAGACGCTAAACGCAGCCGTAACGATCAACACCGCCCAATAGATAATCGTTAGTAACTCAGACGGATAAATCACCACATAAAAATCACCGTCTAGACTTTGCAAGTGTTTAATCGAGCGCTCATCAGTCGGTGTCACATCATTTTTTACTGCAATCTGGTTGTGATAAATACGGGTATTTTTAGGAAATACCGCAAATTGCTGTTTTAAATATTCGCAAACATCTTCAACACTTTCATCAGACCATGTTTCTTTGTTGAAAGGATCTGGAATAATAAACACACGTTTCATTTATAAAACTCGCAATATTTATAACCAACAATAAATTCAAGGGGTACATACTGAGCACCCATCGCAGCCAGATGTAAAACCCGACCCTCATAAAAAAGCCCGATGTGGGTTTCACTTCGGGCTGAATTATGCAAAAAAACAAGACAGGGACTTATCGGTTTATCGAGTCGCTCAAAACCCTCACCCCCGTTTAGAAATAGATCTAATCGCTTGGATAAATCTTCACCCGTCACTAGGCTCCATGCTTCACATGCAAACTCATTGCAGGTGTAGCCATGGCGAAATTCGCGATCAAGCAACTCATCAATCATAAGGTGCCTCGCAACATAGGGAATCGTTCCATCGAATATGAATCCCCGGTTCTAACCGAATTCAGTTCAGGTGCTTGCGCATCAAATGTGACCAGTCCTGTACCGTCTTTATTCATGCTGACAATATCCAAGGTTTGAATGATCTGCATAGGCCCAGACAAGTCATCATCACGATAAACCCGGTATTTAAATGTTGGTGGTATGTTGTCGGTTAAATTGGCATAAGCCTGGATTAACGCATCATCATAATCAGCCAAAGTAATACTAAATACCTGGTCCAAATCATTCGTGATATTTTTTCGGCCTATTTCCATTTGCTGAAACTCATAAAAATAGTCGAAACCATCTTCATGCTTAACCGTAATTCCACTGGAGTCATTTCTGACATAGCGAAATACTTTAGGGAAACTTGCATGCGCTATTTCAATACAATCCAGTGAAACAATTCCACCCTGGGCATTGAGAAAGAATGATACATAGTCAGTCATCTAAAGCTCCAAGGCATTTGGCAGATCAACATTCACCAGCTCTTCAAGTGGCTCAAAAATATCACTGTCCGATCCAAGCGATACCAGTGCATCATCAAACGCATCATCTGCAATCAATGCTTTGACTTCTAGCTGGGCTGAAACCTGATATACCGGACCATTCTTGGAATTAAGCTGAATTGGCGACTTAAAGAAACATTCATAGTCCTTTAGCTCATCATCAATAATCAATTTGGCTAAAAATGGTTGTGATGGATTGCGCATCCAGACCCGGTAAAAAGCGGTTAGATATTGATAGCCTTTCAGCTTTAACACCCAACTCACATTTACGGTATGTGAGTTCCCGCGAACATCCCGACGATAACGGCTTGGACCGCCATCAAGATTTTGTGCGATCACGTCATTACCAAAATCTACCGTATAGCCAGATTGCTGGACACAATATGCAAGCCTGTTTAGTTCTGGCATATCGCCTCCTATCGTCTTTGCGCTACATTAAAATTCTGCTTCATGTTTTTACTGGTCTGACTATTCGGGTTTGATAGCTGCCAGTTTAAATACTCCCCAGCAATTTTACGAATGCGAACATCCAAACTTCCGTCACTATTCATTGATACATCAGCAGTTTGACCGGGTAAGGTATAGACATTTACATTAGGTGCTTTAGATCCACCACCATCAGCAAGATAATTTTTCAAATCGCTGTTAGTGCGGCTATCAACAACACGCTCCCCTTTGTCTAAAAGCCATGTACCCTCTTTCGGAATATTGTCGATACCATCGTGGGCCATACCAGCAATGGTCTGACCTGCAATCAGGCCAACCGAGGCATAACCCAGCGCACGAATAGCAGTAGACATTGGAATACCGGCAATATAACCGCCCTCTGCCATAGCTTTAGTCGCTGCAACTTCAGTATTAATCAAAGCCTGAGCAACTGATATACCCTGATTCACCAAGAACATTGTTTTGTAAGCAGCACTAGATTCTCCTGCTGTTTCCTTCACCATTGCAGCCATATCATTAAAGATGGTGCCGGTACGAGAAAGCAGGTCTTGCCAAATACCCATCTGAGCGTCGTGCTGTGATTGAGCTAAATCTTTAACTTGTTGATCATACTGAACATCGATAGCCGCCAATCCATCGCGGTATTCTTGATGCGCTTTAAGCAATGCCTCATAGCGTTCATCATCAGTGGAGTAAGCATCACTTGTCATGATGTCACGCTCAACACCAACACGCTGTTTTTTAAGAGAGGCTTGAGCATTGGAGCGATCATTTTCTACTGACCATCGAGCATATTCACCGGCTGGCATGGTTGCTCGTGCAAAAATATCATCCGCACCGTCGGATAAACCTTTAATTGACTCCTCTAATGCTTGCCGCATCTCCAGAGCATGCCATTGTGTTTTTCGCAACTCTAAAGCATATTGCTCATCCAGAGCTTTCAACCTTAACTCTTTCAGCTCCTCATTATATTTTCCGGATTCACTAACCATAATTCGTTGTGTTTCAAAGAAGTACTTAAGCTTCTCTTCTTCCGACCACTTAAAATTATTTATCTCCTCGGTAACTTGACGAAGATACATTTCCTCTTCATATTCATACCGAGCTTTAGCCTTAGAAATATATTCAGATTCTAAAGAGCCGAAATTGGCTTTCTTTATTTCAGCAACTTGACGATTATAGTCTTCTGCAAATTTTGCAAAGTCATCAAGATATTCATATGAAATAGAATCGCGAGCTTTTGCTTGTTGCTCTTCTAGCGCCTTAGTGGTTGCCTTTGTTGCATTAGCGGCAGCATTTTGTTTCTTAATCCACTCATCAGATCCTTTGATTACTCCAGCTTGACTGCTTTGCAGCTTCGCCATAGTAGCCGTGGCACTATTAACAGTGTTGTTAAATAGCGTATTTATTGAATTAGCAACATCATCCGCAACCTTTGCATTGTCTTGTGCTGCCATAGATACACCACTATTTGGTGCTTTAGATAATGCAGAACCAGTGATTAGGGTTTTTGCTAATCTAATACCTGGTAATTTATCAGCCCAACTTCCACCTTGAGCGGCCAAATCAACATTCTTTTTGGCGTTAATCGCATCGAATGACAAACCTGCAATTGCATTGGATAGCATCTTAACAACTGCGTAAACACCCATACCAGTTGCAGCAACCCCCTTAAATACCTCACCAAGTGTCTCACCAGCGTCAGACATTAAATTAGTGTCTGCTGTAGCATCTGACATTGCGTCACCAACAGAAACCAATGCAGGCATTAAACCTTGAATAAACTGGTTCTTAGCCCCCTCGATTTGCATATCCAAAAGGCTTAATTGAACTTTTAGTTCAGCGGCTTTTTGAATTGCAGACTCATCCATGATTACGCCAGCACGCTCAGCAGCGTCAGCCCAAAACTTAAAGCCCTCTCCACCATTTTTTAGAAGCGGGATTAAATTTGTTGTATCAGAGGCCATGCTTTCCAGATAGAAAGACATTTGCTGCTGGGTAACTCCAGCTTCTTCAAGCTTATCAACATAAAGCTGAAGTGCTTGAGGCCCTGAAAGGTTTTGCATTTCTAGTGCTAGTTTTCGTGCACCCTCAGCACTACCCTCGGTTTTTGTTGCAATTTGCTCAAAGAAATCAACTGCGCCACCGGAACCTATCGTGATGAACTCACCTAGCTTTTCATTAAAATCTTTGAGTTGATCAGAAAGCTTGTCAGCCTGAATGCCCATTGTTTGGGCGCCAGCAGCCATAGCTTGAAATTCTTGAGTAGTAGCATTTGAGATTGAAGCAAAGGTTTGCAGTTCGTTCGCGGCATTAGCATATTCATTCGCCATTGCAAAAATACCGGCCCCAGCTGCAGCAGCACTTGCAACTGCAACAGCGCCATAGCTATTTACATGCTTGCGCATATTCTCAAAACTAGATTTGGCTTGCTTTTCAGCATCCTTAATTGGCCCTGTAAAATTACCAATCTTTGCAACCAAATCTAATGTTAATGTTCCAAGCTTGGTACTCATACAAAACCTCTAGGCGAAAAAAAACCGCCAAATAGGCGGTTTTAAATTTTTAACTACGTAAGGGCTTAATCAACTTTATTGAAGTTTTTTAATACCTTGTATTTGATACTTTGATTATTGGCGTCAATAACTTCTAATAATGCCCCTTTATAACCTATTTGTTTTGATGCATTAAGGTCATATTCAACATCGTTATTAAAAGCCGGCCTGGCAACATTGCTTGAAAACTCTCTATACCCAACATTAATTTTATTGCCAACTTTTCCGCTATAAATCAGTGTTTGCTGAAATGAGTTATCTGCAGCAATACCCACCTTGGATAGTTTAGCCTGATGTTTTTCAGTGCACGCTTTTGCATTAAAAACAGTTATGATGCATATTTCATTTTTAGCGTCTAGCATAACCGCCTTAAACGGATCAACAATGATATTTTTTTGAAGATTACCGCCATGGGGAATCATGTTTATAGCTTGAAAATAGCTACCTTTAACATCCTCACCAACCTTTAGGTAATATCCTTCACCAAATGTATACCCACTATGTTTTATTGATTGTGGTACATACAAAGCTTCTCTTTCAATAAATACACCTTGTTCAAGCATTTTATCGCCAACATAGGCTTCATTCACTGAGTTTATAGGTGGTTTACTAATATTTTGTGGGGTTGCTTGATAATTATATTTAGGTGTCGCGCATCCAGAAACCGCAACTGAAGCCCCTATTAATCCAAAAATAAATAATTTTTTCACAATATATATATCCCTCTTAATCACTAGAAGCTAACATACTAATTTTGTGATAAAAAAGAAACCAACCTAAGCTGATTTCTTTTTAATGGCCTTCATTCTTTCTTCTTCAAAAGTTGTCACCAGCTTATCCTCATGCGGCATATAATTTAAAGCAGACACACTTTCAGGGTCTTTCACTTTAAACATGGTGTAATGAGCCATCCAGTTACCGAAGCCCTGCTCAATACGCCTACCAAAAAACAAAGATCCTCTCTTTTGTCGAAAGGCTTTCCATATTTGAAGCTCAGCATTACTTAAGTTTCTTCTTGCTTCTGCAATGGTTCGTCCGCCGATTCCGCAGCTGACGAGTTCGCAGTAGAATTCTGACTCTTCGTCGAGATCCAGTACTTTCCCGT